GTTGTTTTACGCTTTATTCTCTTAATAGATTTTCTTGTTTTGCCACTCCTGTCTTGGTGCGTTATTCCCTTGATGGTAAATGTATGGCCATCAACAACCTCTTTATCATTATCATCGACTTCAACAAATCTAAATCTTATATCTCTATTTTTATCAGATCCTTGACCATAGACTTCAAATTCGATATCAACATACCCATCGTCTTTCTTTGCTCCCCATGTGGGATGCTGAACATCATATTTTATTCGAGTTGTCTCGTCTTGACCAATAACTTCTAGAGGACTATATCCCCTACTGTTCCACCAAGGAGATTGAATCCTACTGAGAGCATCCAGGTATTGATCAATCTGTCTCTGAATGGGATCCTCACCTAGATTTTTATATGTTGTCGGATCCCATTCACCAATATCTCTTCCATCAGCATCATACCGCCTACCAAATCCAATAGCATCACTACCCTCCTCCTCTACAATATCATAATCTTCGAATTGATCTTTCTCTCTATATGTTATTTCAGTCTCTTGTACACCACAGAGATCCGTTTCCAACACCCCTTGAGTAGAAAATCCGCTATCATCAACAAACTTTGCAAAAGGTGGGTACTGAAATCCAAATCCACCCTCAACAAGATCAACGGAAAGTAATTGTCTTCCATCCTCACTCATGACAGGATTAGCTTGAACCCCAACTCCGCCACCACCAAAAAATTCTAATCTGGGATTCTTTTTAGAGTAATCTTTATTTTTTTCCTTTAGACCCTCTACAGGATTACAATCTTTTGATTTTGCAGATTTATTGGGCAATACGTCTTCAAATTTAAGATCAATTACCTCATTTATATTTAAATATCTTACACCATCTCGATTCTCAAGAATAAAAGTTTTACCAGGATCATCCTTGGCAACTCTTTTTGCTTCCTTTATTGATACGTTCTTTACATACCCCAACTTTTTGTCAATATATCCAACACGGATATTTGACTTCTGGGTTTCAGAATCAATTTCATTAGACTTCTGAAAGATATTAAATTTTGCTTTATTTTTTTTATCTTTCATGTTGTCGGAAAATTATCATCCCATCTATGTGTTTATATTTATCAAGACATTTCAAAGGAAGTTCCATCAACTGTATCGCCGTCAAGCAGTTTTCTTGCTTTCTCCCTCTCTTCTGCTTCTCTTAATCTCTTCTCATGATATTTTTGTCTCTTCCCTGCAAGATACCGCGTTGACGAATCAACGTTAGGATCATTAGCTAGTTGACGCGAGCTTTCTATTTGATCTTTTGCATCTTGAATAGTCCGTTGATTTGACATCTGATTTCCATCTATCTTATTACTCTGATCAACGATGCGACCATTTACAGTCGTTATAGATGATTCTGTAGTCGTTGTAAAAGTAGTGCTATCAGAACTTGGAACAGGTGCAGAAGTTGATTCGATCGCTGCAGCAGATTCATTCTTAAGTGCTTCCTGCAGACCGGCTTCTTCTCTAGCTAGAGTTGCTTCAATGGATCTGTCGTCAGCAGCATAAGAAACGTCTGGTTGCGTTGGTCCTGGTTCCAGATAACCAATATCTTCACCCTCCTCATTCTCCTCGGGAGGTTCATCAACAGCATCAGCAACCGATTCAATACTCTCTATATCAGATTTAAACTGACCAACGCTTCCCGAAGCAAATTGATAACAATCAGATAGTGAAGGTTGTGGTTTAGAACTACACCCAAGAATATCGAGTTCGAAATTTCCAAATTGCAATGCAGAGGTTAGATTGCCACCGATTCCACCAATTCCTGAGATAAGATCATCTATAGCATCATCAACACCAGCAAGTTCATTTTGCATGTCACTCAAGAAATTATTAATATCATCCAAAATACCATCATTCACTCTTCCAATTTCTTCTTTGTTTTTCTTGATAACCTCAGCAACTACAAACTCTGCGTGACATGGAGGAACCTTTGGACTTGTTCTTTCTTCAGGGGGTAGAGAAGCAGCAGCGGCTTCAAGGTCATCAAGGTTAAAAGTATCAGCCAGAATATCTCCCAGCATATCACAAAGATTGTCGGATAGTTTGGAATACACACAAGATACCGCAGATAAAGACTGCTCCTTTACATCTGCAAACTGAAATCTCAAATGAGAAGGCATAGCAGATACAACATCTGTCATGGCTTCATTCATTACTTTATTGGTATATTCCATCATCTTGTCGGTTACGACTTTCATATACTTTGCCATCTGACAACCAAGTTTTTTCATATATTCTTCCATATCACCAGAATTATTAATAGAACCAGAGGCGTCATCAACAAAACTTCTAGCAGTGCTTAGATATCCATCTAGTTTGCCAACCAGAGTATCAAGAAGAGTTTGAATCGCCTTCATAGCAGATGAAATAGTTTCATCAGGATCGTCTGGCTTCATCAAAGGAATACACTCTCGATACTTATTCGATCTTCTTACATCTGCAATAGTTTGTACATGAACAGAATCTCCTGCACTTTCATTTGTAAAATTTTTGGGCGGATCTGGATTATCCGGTCTATATTCTTCAGGTCCACCAGATCCAGAGTTTGGACTTGTTAAGAGTCCAGAGTTTGGAGGTCCATCCTCTGCATTTTCTTCTGCTTTTGATGTATCATTCTTAGGTTTTGAGTGACCACTTGTTCCAAGAGGTCCTGGTTTTTCATTCGTAACCCTATCATTTTTACTTTCCTTTGATAATGGGGTAGAAAGATTGTTGCCCAAGACTCCCATGATAACAGGAATCTGCTGGTCTTGACCATCCATGAAAAAACCAAACACCATCATCCCCTGACGAAGATTTGATGTTTGGCTTGATCTTGCTTGACCACCTCCAGCAGTAACTGGATACATTATCTGGGCCCAAGGAAGTTCTTCAGATGGAATTTCAGATTCTCCCTGATCGTGAAGTCCAATAATCCGTACTTTATATCTTTCCCCCCATCCAGGAATAGATGCAGCACCAGAAAATTTTCCAGGACTTTTGTTACTTCTCCAGGTAGAATCATCAGCAATTTGACCTACCCACCAGAGAAAACTGCCACCCAGAAAACCAGGATTAAATAAACTTCCACCTTCCATTAACTATTAATCCTCATATAACTTGCACTCAACTGCCCAAGGTTCTTCATCACAAAACATTTCAAAATCTGTTGGATCATGATGGTCGCCTGCTTCAATATCTTTCTCATGTTCCTTAGCGTATCTCTCAAGGTGAGAGAGTTCGTCTTCAATATGACGACGACGCTGAGGTGAAATATTTGGATCTTCTAAAATTTTATGATCTTCACTAATGTGTTGCTCGATTGTTCGTTTTTCTGCCATTGTAGTTTACCGTTAGATAGAGGTAGTGTGATTTCCCTTTCTTCCAAAAGAATCTCTGACCAAAGTCAATTCAGTACGGAACTCTTTTGGTGTAATATAGTGACATAAATCTGATATAATATATAGTCCTCCAGATTGTCGATCTACTTCATCAGATTTTTCAATATTCAACTGAGGAGCATCAACGAAGATGAGTTCGCCAGCATGAAGTTCAAAGTCACCAGGTATAGTAATAGAAATTTGAGAACTAAAGAACTGATTATACCTCATAAATGCTTGATTAACTATTTCACCATACTCGAAGTTTTCATCCCCTGACTTTTCTAACTGCTGTTTCAGATTGCCTTCAGGAAAAGATCCAGTATCTAAAACAAAATAAGATGTTCTGGTATGATCCATGTCAAATTCTGGATTAAACTCTGGTAACTTTTTGCCAGATATTTTTATATTCTCGTCATTGGCCTTATTCGTTTTTACCTGATAAAAAGTGGTGAAGGGATCGAAAGTCACAATACGGTTAGAATATGTTCCCATCTTTGCTTTCTTCTGAACATTTATCAGATTGGACTCAGAAAAATTTATGATATTAGCATCATATCCAGAGGGAGCTTTCGTGTCCGGAGTGTTATTATAGATGTAAGATTTCTTCTGTTTCTGATCATCTTGGCCAAATAAACCATCAATAGACTTGTACTTATATCCCTCAGAAGTTTCATATAAAAAATATCCTGCACTCTCTCCCTTCTTCTGATTTTCTGAAGATACCGATTGTTTAGATAACCAATTTAAAAGATAGAAAGGTTTTTTATGATATGCTGTGAAATTTCTAGTATTAATTGTCGGTTCAATATCTAATTCTTTTTCAGTTTTTAAATCATCCTTTAATACCTTTTCAACATTATCAGAAATCAACCCATAAAAGGTTCCGCTAACGGACATATGTTGACCCCGTATATACTCCTTTGACCTCAAGTCCAGATTTATTAAACTTTTACGAGTATCTTCAACTATAGGAGAGAAATCGTTGACATAGAGAATCATTTCTTTATCTCCACCAAGAGACACTTCTTTATCTCCAATTTTCTGAGATAGTTTTAGATTAACAGATTCTGTTCCGGTGAGAGGAAAAGCCTCCTTTATAGTTTTTCCATCAAGATCTTTCGATGATCCAGTATCAACAAACTTAACATCCACAGAAACAGAATCCATCATTATACTTTCGTAATAACACAACTCTGTTATTGAACTTACAAGATCAATACTATACTTACCATCATTGGATTTTATTACCACAGATTTAAGTGCGGATTCTGCAGAACTTCTTGCGCTTATTTGTGCCATGTATGAGTACCTCTTATTACTATTTAACCCTGTGAGGCAAGGAATTCTGTGAAATCATCATCAGAACTTCCACCAAAGATCATCATTTTGCTTTGTGGTTGTTTTTGTGATGGAGTAGGAATTTGATTGGAAGGAGACTCCATAACAAATATCTGTGCTTGCGGGTCATCATAAGATGCGTAGTTTTCTAAAACTTTGAGAGCAGCTGAACCATCTGCTTTATTTAATGCGCTCAATAATCCAGGAACTTTACCCTCAATAGCAGCAGTAGTGTCTGCATCAAAGACAAACTCTCTTCCCTCCTCTCCAAGAATTGCTTTATGAGCCATGCCTTTAGTGAATCCACCAAGTTTATATGCGATATGAACATGATCATTGTGTCCATAGGGTTCATTACCTTCATGCAAAAACTCAACAGGTTTCACTCCTTCCTTCTTATTAAATTCTCTTATTCCCTGAATGATCTTTGTCTGATCATCCACGCCAGTCATTCCTTCTCTAGCATATCTATTCGGACCCCAACCACCAATATCAATAGCACGACCAACATAATGATAAGAATTGGTAGCATGTGGAGAGGTAACTCCACCATGTTCGGGGTGTTCTGTAACACCAGAACCCCAACGCAACCCCCTTTCATTCAGAAATCTTCCTAGTCTTCCTGCAATTTTTGATCCTTCACTTTGATTTCCAGTGTCCTGTGCAGTCTCCATATTTACAGCAGGAACATCAACTGTTTTTTGTCCGGAGGATTGTCCAGATCCAGATGGTTGTCCAGATCCACCCCATGCAGTACCATTTGATCCAAATATTTTATTAACAACTCCACCCTGACCAAAAATATCCGGTAAAAAAGAAGCTCCAATATGAGGTATCAAGAATGGTAGTCCCACAGGAGAAAGTAGTGCGAGATTTGGCAGTTTATTAACCTTTCCATCTTCTAGGTATGGACTATTTTCTTTAATTCCAAGCAAACCAGCAGCAGCTCCCAAAGCCCTAGGAAGTCCCCAAATCTTAGAAATATCGATTGTTGGGAAGTTGTCAACAAATCTCTTAAATCCTTCTTTAATAAATTGGCCAGCAAGACCACCAAGATCAAATAATAATTTGAAAGCATCGGTGATACCTTTCATAAATTTTTGACCAGCAGCTTTGGGATCCTTCTGAAGAATCAGGGTGTATAATACATCACCCATAAATGTACCGATAGAAGATCCAATTACGGTTCCAATAACAGGAATGGGTATAAAACTTCCAACGAGTCCGCCAATAGCAGCTCCAAGACCTTTAAATACTGCTTGACCTAAAGGTTCTCCTGCAAGTAAAGATGAGACCGCAACAATTAAAGAACCTACAATAGGTATTCTGCCAAATGTTTTTGAGACTAATTGTACTCCTTTCTTTCCAATCAGTTTTAATCCAAGTCTAGTGGTTGTTTTACCAAGACCCCCTTTTATTATTTGACTTTTACCAACTCCAAGACGATTAGCTGCGGCTTGACCTGCTCGCCCAAATTTGTTCTTAGCAGCATCTCCTCCAAATCTTCTTGTATATCTTTCTATTGCTTTTTTACTTGTGTTACGCTTTAAGTTGTCTTTAACTTTATCTAAGGGTTTTGGTTTTGGTTGTTTGGCAGCAACCATTAAACTTCCAACAATAATTGCTGCATTGAATAAATTTGTAAGTTGCTTCGTCAACTCATGAAATCTTTCAACGCCCTCTTCTCCAGATCTTTCTCTTAAAAAACCTTCTGCCCAACGATATGCTTTGAGACCAACCGCAAGAAAAGATCCCAACCCATCAATGATTCCAACGATTAGATTTGCAGCAAACTCTATAGTTCCACCAATAAATCCCACAATTCCCTGAAGTCTTGGTGCCTCACCTACAAGTCTAGTTAAAATAAATCCTAAACCAATATTAAGGAAGAAATTTTTTATTGGATCTAAAAAACCTGCTCCAGGTAATTTAAATTTCCCCTTATCCTTATTATCTTTTTTATCAGGACTTTTTTCTAACTCATCTTCCTGTTTCTTTTGATCCTCTATTTCCTTTTGTTTGTTTTCTTCATCTATTTCAATTTTCTCTGCAGCAAGAGTTCCCTTCAAAAGTTTATCAACCTCAACTATTTTAGTATTAATAACAATTAACTTGTCATCAATTTCCATTCCATCAGTTTCTGGAGTTGATTCTATGTTTTTATATGGAACCATTGACTGCTTTGGTCTTAAAGCTAAGGCACTACTACTATTTGATTCATATGAACTATTGGTTTCAGATTTTTTTGGTTCTCTCTTTACAATACTGCTAGCCAACTGACCGCCAGATCCTGGTTTCCTTGACGATCCTGCAATTTTTGATGCTCCTGCTAAAAGTCCTGCTATCGGTATTGGCATTTTTTATTCTCTCTAAATTAAAACACCAAGTGTTTTGGCTTTATCCCGACCCCTAGGAACAGTGTGAGATGGTTTACTATTATCAATACCAGAAGATTCCGATTCACCTCCACCAGAACTATTATTAAATCCCATAGAAGGAATAGAAGTCACTGATGGTCTAGATCTTTGTGGTGGAGGTGGAGCCGTTTTCTTTGCATTTCCACCAAGTTTCATTGAAGATGTGTTCTTCTTGACTGGAGAATAAGCTTTGTACAGTTTCTCCTTCAAGTCATGAGAGTATGCGCCCTCTCCATGCTGTTTATCATAAGCAGCAATTTTCTCGGGGTTAGTTGACTTCATCAACTCAGCATGTCTCTTGTTTGCTTTTGTTTCAGCCTGTCGCCTTGCTCGTTGCTGAGAATCGCCTATCATCATACTATATCCTTGTCCAGGTTCTATACCTCTGATTGCTTCATCAAGTCTTCTTGCTCTCGTCTGTTTCAGATTAGTTGCTTTTTGAGCATCACTAGTCGCTAGAATCCTCAACAGTTGGTCTGATGTGACACCTGGGATATCACCACTCATTACATCTTGAATAGTCGTACCCTCTGGCAACTGATCAAGTATCTGATCTTTATGTTTGATCAAATCAGGTTTACCAATAGTAGCGAGGCCTTCTTTAATCTTTACGTCAGACTTAAAGCGATAATCATCTCCCATTTCTTCTGTCACCACTCTATCCTCCCAAACATTCCCCCTATCAGTTCTTCTATCAAAATCAAATAAGTCTCCAGTTAATAAATCACCAAGTCCAGCAAGACCGCGCATGATACCTTCGGGTGCTCCATATTCTCTCTTATTTCTAAACCTATTAAACGACTCTATTAGATGTCCATTTTCATAAACTCTGGTTCCTAAATTACCTCTCGATGTAGTGCTACCTAATACTTTACCGCCTTGTCCTCTTGGTTGTCGTACTCCTTGTACCGAAGATAAATTATCGGTCATCTCCTCTTTAGACATCACGAATGTCTCAGGATTTATCTGACCCAATCTATAACCCATTAAAGAATCATGCTCTGGTGGCATTTTTTCTTTTTTCTCCTTGTCTCCACCACCAATCATTCCACCACCAGAAGCATATGTTACGCCATTCATTCTTTCAGGAAGATTTGTTCCTCCACCCATAGCATTCATAGACTCCAAAGTGTCCATACCATACTTCTGTACAGCACCTTTACTCATAACAAATTCACCAGGAGTCAACATTGCAGGTACAGTATCTTTATCTCCAGTTCCCGGAACTCCACCACCACCAGAGAACAATCCACCCATTGGATCTCCAGAAATCCCACCAAATTCTTGCGTATCGTCTAATTGAGTTTTTCCTTCTTTTGCTCTTTCTTCGTCATTTGATTTTGAAGTTGCCTGTTGAGCGAGACCTGCGACAGTAGCTACACCTCCGGCTATAGCTAGGGCTGCCAGTGGATTTGATATTGCAAACTTTACAGCAGATTTAGCTAACTTAGCTACCATCTTAACTATTTTTGGTATAAATTTTGTTGTCAATCCAACTATTCCTTTTATAAATCCACCCAATCCTGTACCAAAAACCAAGAATGCAGCAAGAATAGCAGGCCAAGTATTCTTTAGAAATACTCCAATCGCTTCTAATGATTTCTTATTTTCATCTTTACTAAACCACTCGAATAATTTGACAACAGTTCTACCCAAGAAAATGTTCCAAATAAAATTCCAAATCTTTTCCCACAGACTCTTGACAGGTTTTAATACCGCACCTACAATTCCACCAAGTTTCTCGAAAGGTTTTTCTAGATTAGTTTCCTGAGCCTTTCTTTTCCTCTCCTCCTCTTTTAATCTATCTGCATCAGATTTATCCTTAGCGAGAGCATTTTCTTCTCTCAATGATTCCAAGATTGAATCAATACCCCTCTGAATATCATCAAAATTTTCTTGTGTTTGTTCAGTTGGTTTAAACTTTTCAATATTTACAGAATCTCTTTTTACTATTGCACTTCCTTTAGATTCCGGCAAGGATGGCGAACTTGAATCGGTAGTGTCTTGTCCTTGTCCCTGTTCCTTTATTTCATCACGAGTCTTTAAAACCTTATTTACAAAAGCCTCAAAGTCAATCTTATTATTTCTTACTTTATATCCTTCTTTCTTCTCTTCGTTTGTCAGATACTCACCCCCAATAGTGGTGTCTTTCAAGAACTCATCAAGATACTTTGAGTGTCGATCCTCACCAAAAAACTTAGCAGGAACTATAGCACCTCCTTTATTGTCTTCTCTTATTGATTTCAGGAGTGAATCAAGATCCATTAGCTTGCTCTTGTTTTAATTTCTCTTCTTCAAGATGATTTTGTAATAATGCAACATAAACATCACGTTCCCAAGGAATTAAATTCTCAATCTCAGTTAGTGAGTATTTATGGTACTGCATCAACGCAAAATTAAGTTTATAATAACTCTCCAAATCCATATGGATCATGCCTAGGCGAAAAAAGACGCCAAACCCTCAAGTACGACCTCACTCTCAACCTTTGTCTTTGGGTTTTTTACACTAACTTTATGTGAAAGTTTTGGCATAGTCTCAAAGAACTTCTCAATACCTTTAAACTGAGAGGAATTCATCGACTCTAAAAACTCAGTAACTTCCTTCTTACTACAATCTGCGGTTGACCAAGCTTCTTCTTCAGTAAAAATTGTACCGATGCAGGATGCAATCAGTTCAAATGATTGATCCATTGCATTTCTCTTATTAAAATCAAAGTTATTCTTAATAAACTGATCCAAAGAAGGATACTTCATTTCGATCATGATAGAATCATCGATCTTAATTTTTTTCTCATGTTCATCGTTCTTTTGAACTTCAATATCTTCCAAATTAATCAATACAGAAACTTCAGTCTTTCCATCATCAGGACAAATAATATTGACATCTAACTCTTCACCGACTGACTTACCACGAATATTTAAAAACAAATATTCGATGTCAAATGTTGGGAGAGTTTCGATTTTAATTCCCTTCGTCAAAATACAATTCTTGATCACAGATTTAAGAGCATTGGTGATCTGTTTAGTATCTTCACTCTCCATTGCAATCACAAGAAGTTTCTCTTCCTTAACTAAAAAGGGTCTGAATTGAATTAACTCTCCAGTTGATGGCAACTCAAGTTCATATGTTGGCGCAGCAATCTTTGGTAATGGCATTTTATTAACATAAAAAAATCAGATATACTTATTTATAGGTCAAATCGGATCGAATCGCCCATCAAAATTAGCTCGAGCACGAATGTCTCTATCCCGAATATCAAACGGTTTTGGAGGTGGTGGTGGAGGTGGTAGTGGTGGTAATGGTGGCGGTGGGGGTGGTGGGAGATTATCAAGTGAAGAATTTACATCAGGATTAGCTGTAGGTTGTTCTTGTGGTTCTTCAACTTTTGGTTTTTCAATGTAATATCGAAGATAAGTAAATCCTACAGTGCATTTCAATAAACTAGATCCCTCATATGAAACTGGCATAGATCCAATATTGATTGGATAAGCATCAACAAAATTGTATATTAATTGTGAACTATAATCTCTCTCAAATTTTACAATCGATAGTGATCTCCTATATTCTGTTGGATATTTTGCTGTGTAATAATGATTTGAGTTTTTTAGTAAATCTTCATCACCATTTCCATTCATGATACCACCAATCCAATCTTCAAATAATCTAATAGTCAAGTAATTTTCTGCCTCAACATAGAATGTTAAATCTATACGATCATCAAACATACGACGATATGCACGTCTTTCTGTCACACCATGAAAATCGTTATTAATATCAAACGTAGTAAGACTTGATCCTGGTAGAGATGCCTCACTACACTCAAGATAAATTCGATCCTGCGCTACTGCATTTGGTTTTGAAACAAAATCAGGGAGAGCAAAATGAACCAGAAAATGAGATGTGAGTGCTGGTCTTAGAAGAGTAGAAGTGATATCAGAAACTTTTCTTTTTTGGGGTTGAGGCGCAGCCATCTATAAATAGTTTTTATCTTATATACTATGTATGGCAGAAAGTCGTAAAAGTAGATATCATCCATCTTTTCCCAACAAATATAAGGGAAATGCGAATAATATTATTTGTCGTAGTAATTGGGAAAGAAAATTCTGCAAATGGTGTGACTCTAATCCAAATATTTTAGAGTGGGGATCTGAAGAATTCTTCATTCCATATCTATCTCCAACAGACAATCGAGTTCATCGATACTTTCCAGACTTTATCATCAAAGTAAAAGAAAGTAACGGTCAGATTAAGAGATATGTAATTGAAGTTAAACCAAAGAAACAAACAAGACCTCCCATCCGAAAAACAAAACCAACAAAATCCTACATCTATGAGTGTACAACATATGCAGTCAATCAAGCGAAGTGGAAAGCTGCAAAGGACTGGTGTGATGATCGTAAAATAGAATTTAAAATTATCACAGAAGACGAACTGGGTATCAAATGAACAGACTCGAAGGAAATGATATCAATCTAAGAACAAATGATCAGGAAGAAATGATGCTGGAGATTATGGAGTTACTTAGTGATACTGTAACTCCAATTCCTGATGTTGGTATGTTGTGTACATTTGTTTATAATGCAAAGACTCCTGGAATATCATATGATCAGCACCCACTAGTAGCCGTAACAGAAGTATTGCAATGGGGATTCAAAGGCATCAACTTTCATCTAAGAAAATCTCGACAGTACACTTGGAATGAACTTGCTGGTCAAGTATACATTATACAAAATGAAGAACTTGATGATCTACTTGCCATTCCATATGCAAAAATGGTTGCTAAATAAATAAAAAACCATAACTAATGGCATCCGCAACTAGTAAAGTAGCTCCAGTAACTACATATACAGGAAATAAACAGCAACGTAGGAAAGGTACTGGTTCAAGGGAAAAGGGATTTTATAAAACGCAAACTACTACTCTAGTTGGTGGTGGAACAAAAAGAGAAACATATAGAACTGATGCTCAAGGAAATAATGCTGTAAAAATTTCAGAGTCAGAAGTGGATGCAAATGGCAAGGTAACAAAACAAGAAACTTTGAGCACTGCTTCTGCAGCGGAAAAGCGTGCTTTATCAGATCCTGATTCTAGATTGAGTAAATCAGTAAAAAATCAAGTTGAAGATACAAAAAAGCAATTAAAAGATGCAAACGTAAGCAACTTAGATAAAGCAGCTGGTGGTTCTGGTAATGATGCTACTGGTAATGGTGAAGAAGGATCTCAGCCTGCAGCAGCACAAAATAACGAAGCTGTAGAAGGAACAAATGTAGGAGTGGTTGGAGGGACATATCCAGAAGATATTGCAACAACAAAGCAAGATATAATCAAGTTTGACATGATCCAATATAGGCCAAGTAAACTTGAGGCAAACGGAAGACCAGACGTTAGTGGTGGAGATATTATAGGTGGATCAGTAATATTGCCAATTCCCGGAGGACTTCAAGATCAAAGCAGTGCTGGATGGGATTCAGCCAAAATGAATCCTCTTGAGAGAGCAGCTGCGGAGGTAGCATTACAAGCTATCAGCAAGGGCGGTAAAGGTTTTACAGATTCTGTTGAGAAACAAATTAAAAAGACACTAAGTGATGGAGGAAAAGACGCGAAAGACGCTCTGGCAGGATATTTTGCTGGTCAAGCTGCTGGAGTTGGCGAGCAGGTTCTACAGAGAGGCATGGGAGTCGTAGTAAATCCCAATATGGAACTTCTGTTTATGGGTCCATCCATTCGTCAATTTTCATTCAGTTTTCTTCTTGCACCAAGAAGCGAAAAAGAAACAACTGAAGTAGCAAATATAATAAGATTTTTTAAACAAGGAATGTCTCCGATTAGAAGTCAAAGTGCTCTGTTTTTAAGAACACCAAATACATTTAGACTTAGATACATTTACAGAGGAGATGGAAAAGACTCTGATCATAAGTATCTGTCCAAATTTAAAGAGTGTGCGTTATTAAATACAACAGTAAACTATACTCCAAATTCAAATTATGCAACATTCCCGGATGGTGGCATGGTTGCATATCAACTTACACTCAGTTTTCAAGAACTTGAGCCAATATTTAATGATGATTATTCAAAGCACGAAGGATCAATAGGTTACTAAGATGTCAAACTATTTCTCTAAACTTCCAGATCTCAACTACGTCAGTCGTCTACCAGATGCAAAGATTTCCGATTATATCACTGTAAAGAATTTATTTAAAAGAGGATTCTTGAGAGAAGATATCTTTCAAGATCTTATGTATTTCACAAAGTATCAAATCCTAGGTGATGATAGACCGGATAATGTAGCTCATAAAATCTACGGTGACAAAAATCTTGACTGGATAGTTCTAGCATCAAATAATATTGTCAATATACACTCAGAATGGCCATTAACACAAAGGCAATTTGATGAATATCTAATGAATAAGTACGATAATCTAGATAGAATTTATGGAGAAATTCATCATTATGAAACAACAGAGGTTGTTAATAGTGATGGAGTTGTGATTGTCCCAGAAGGTATGCATGTCGAATCAGACTATTCTATTCAATTTTATGATTCTCCTGCTGAAAGATATACAATTAAGTATCCAGTCAAGTCTGTTTCAAACTATGATTATGAAGCAAAGATTGAAGACGAAAAGAGAAATATATATCTTCTCAAACCAAGGTATGTCAATATAGCGAAAGATGATCTAGAAGAAATGATGACATACAAAAAGGGTTCCACTCAGTATGTAAGTGAAACCCTGAAGTCCGCAGACAATATTCGATTATTTCAATAAATCACTCTTCAGCGAGTTTCTGAAAGTAACTCAGAGCATCATCTTCATCAGAGTCTTTGGACTCAATTGGACTCGTATTCGCAACACTTTCAACAGATTCTTTGTTGAAATTTGGTTTGAATGATCCACGAGAATCATCCTCATCCTCATAACTTTCATCATAAGAGGGGGCAGACTTCTTCTGTCCAAGCACCAACTTCAGACGAGCCTCAAGTTGATCATAGGTCTTAAACTGATCTGCAGCAACAATCTGTTCCAGAGAGTGCTGCTTCTTCCATACTCCCTCCATTGCATCATCATCCTCAAAGAGTTGTGATGTATTATCAAACTCAGAAGAATCGTAGTTCCAATAACCAGCAACCTTCTTGATCTTCAGTTTAAAGTTTGCACCTTGCCAGAAGTCAAAAGGATTGATGGGTGTCTCATCCTCAAACTCGGGTTGCATGGCTTCCATGATCTTGTCAAAGATCTTCTTACCATACTTGTAAAGGAATACTCTTCCCTCATTCTCAGGATTTGCTTTGTCCTGAACAACGTAGATATTGCTGTAATAAGAGAGTTTACGCTTCTGCTTACGAACAGTATCTTTATCAGATTCATTACCACTATTCCACAGTTCTCGGTTGTACTCACCGAGGGGATCTTTCTGACCGAGAGTGGTCAGAGAGTTTTCAATATACCATCCACCAGGACCTTGGAATGCATGTGAATACATTTTTGCCCAGGGAAGTTCTTCACCGTCTGGTGCAGGGAGGAAACGGATAACCGCATAACCATTACCTGCTTTATCAACTTCTGGTTTCCAAAGACGGTCATCAGAACCACCAGAAGAATTATTCATTTTTTCAACTTCCTTAACCAGTTTGGAGGTCAAGGAACCAAGACTAGACTGTTTTTTGAGATTAGAAAAAGACATTGGATTAGTTAGATTTGTTTGGATTTGGCTTGTGTTGACAAAGATATTTTACAGGTCAGAACCTGTTTCGTCAATTTTATCTTTCATTTTCTGAAGCATGTTGGTCATGTTGGTGAAGACTACGTTCATATCCATATCAGTGGGCATACCCATCATTGTTGCAGACTCAACAATCTTTTCCTTCATGCGTTTTGCTTCAATATCGCTCGATAAACTCAATCGAGTATAGAGAATTTTTTGTTTATCGAGAAGTCGTTCGAGCATTTCAACATGATTCAGTTTATCCTCCCGTGACATAGAAGGGAATTGGAAGATACTTTCGTAAACTTCTTCTTGTAGTTGACTTATTTCGTGCATCTCTGCTCGAACGACTTCTGAATCAAAGAAACTCATTCTGCTGCTACTTCTTCAGGTGCTTCTTCGGTGACTTCCTCAGTTGCTTCATCAGAAGCTTCAACCTTGCTATCCTCAATCTGAGTCAGAACTTCAAGAGCACCGACGATCTTGGAATACATTGCTTGAAGACGCTTGATTTCATTATCAAGCAGTTCACGTTGCTGGGCGAATTGACCAACCTTTGCTTCGATGTCTTCTTTTTGCTTAGCGAGGTTGCTCAGAACTTCAGTATTTTCAAGTGCCATGGATTACGATCTCCTTTAAAATTGTTTTGTAATGAAATACGTTGATATTTAGGAAAGAAGAATACTTCTTCATTTTAAGACTTACGGATTCCCACACCGGGTCTTGGAGTTTGGTATCGAAGTCAGTCCGATACCCTAATATTCTATCACAAATAATCAAAGTTTCAAGTGATATGTCTCCGCTTAAATATTTTTTAAGAATGGTAGGATGGCCACCAGACCTAGAAAACAGAGAATCAATATCAGAGTCAGATAAGAGACTCTGCATCTCTTCCTTAAAAATATAAGAAAGAGATTGATTTCTTTTCTTCCAACTTGTGTATCTCCCCTCTCCTTCTTTGATCATTTCACCGATCCAAAGTTTTCCGGGATCAACACAGGTAATAAAGTTTGCGATAAAAAATTCTTCAACTTCTTTGTCAGATTTATTTCGTGCTAACTTTTCAAACCAAAAACGATCTTTACGCTTATAGAATGATTGAACGGTAGCACGACTTTTCCCACAATACTTGTGGTAGTCGTACTTGTCTTTGGTGAAGTGATTCTTCATCGACAAGTAACAACGATATACATCAAAAGGCATCATTCATTATAGAGGTAGTTTTGCTCTGGAAGTCTTCTTTAAGAAGTTGAGCTCCATTGCTTCACATTTGAGTTTTTCTTTTAATGGTTTTGAAATCAACTTAGGAACAGATTCAAGTTCTACACTGTTTTGTTCACAGAAATGAATGATCGCATCAATATATTTCATGTCAGCATTGTGCTGAACAAGATGCTCAATTTCCTGTACAAATTTTGCGGAGCAGAAAAACTTTTTTTCTAATTCCTTTTCGAGTTCGTTACTCATTCGGGGTTGTAAGAGTGTTGTGATGTACAAATTCCTTGATATATCTCACTAGAAGTTTAATATAGTCGTCTTTGTTTCTTTTGTCAAATACTTTCACATCTCCACCAGGAGTTACCATTAATGTAATTAATTTTTTAACCGGAATACCAGTTAACTCATAGTATGCGGAAGCGTAGAACATCTCTTGTACGAAGTAATTTTCCAACCACTTCTCAGGTTTGATCTTATCAGAGGTCTTAAAGTCGATCACTGCAAGTTCACCTTCATATTCACCAATACAATCAACACGACCCGCTAATCCAAGATACTCGGAGTAGAGTGTGCGTTCGATTGCATGAATATTATTGATTTTATCGAGATAAGGTTTTGCATGAGCAAACATTATCTTTGTCAGAGGTCTGAATTCATTCCAATCCATTTGAAGATTCATGAGATATGCTTGTGCAGCTTCATGAAAATCCGTACCTCTGGTTGTAGCACGTTTTGTAATACGGTTTGCTTCTTCAATACCAACTCTCTTTCTCCAATCAACAAAGATCTGTCGATTGTAGAAAGATGTGACAGAAGTAATTGACGGTACCCAGTCACCGTTAGGTAAATTATATAGTCGGATACCGTTTGTCTCTTTTTTGTTTAGTTCAAGATCACCGAGATAATTACAATGAGTAAAATTCATAAATTCAAATCTGCTTTTGCGAGTAGATATTCCTTACATAGACCTGAACGGACAATATCATCCAGACCAAATTCGATAACATCAATTGACGGCATGTTTCGAAGAATAGACATAAAATCAATAATACCATTCTTTTCATTTGTTTTTAACAAATCAGTTTGAGTGGCATCACCGCAGAACATGATCTTCGAATCTTCACCTACACGAGTGATTATACTATCTAATTCGTGAAAGTTCAAGTTCTGGAATTCATCGACAATAATAATTGCGCGATCGAGTGTAGTACCGCGAATAAAGGATGTACTCCAAAAACTAATCGTTTCTTGTGCCTTGAGATTTCCATATAACATTTCAAAGTCAGCTGCTGTTGGCAACTCAAACATGAACTTCACCATGTTCTTATATGGAATCTGATATAAGGAACTCTTGTCCTCATGATCTCCTGGCAAGAAACCAATCTCTCTGGTCGCTACAAGAGACCTAACAATGTAAATCTTGTCATATGGTGTATTTACGTTTAAGACATCTCTCAGCGCGTTGTAGAGCGTGATGAAGGTCTTTCCTGTACCTGCTGCACCATAAGCAACAATGTTCTGACCGTTATCATAACAACGAAAAAGTTCCTGTTGATTCTCTGTGAGGGGTTCAACAGTTTTCATTAAGTCAGAATTTATAGGCTTCTTTCTTTTCATTTGCCTTGCACTCATTCCAAATAATTGTGACTTTGAATTCCTCTTTGGCATAGTTTCTATCAGATAGGTTTTACGTTGGATCCTGGTTGTTTTGATACCTGGTGTAGGACATCATTCCAACCGGGATGAGATTTGGCGAGTTTATCTTGAAACTCACCAACCTCTCCAACACCTGCCACGCCTGCTTGCCAATCTTTATCCCATTCTGGATTCTCATTTCTCCACACATCATACTCAATCATTGTCATCTTGAGTTCTTTCTTTTCTCCAGTTTCCTTATTAAATACGGGATATGTTGGCATATGTTAATTCTCCTATCGTACTATTATTTATTCAATGGTAATTGCGGATTGATCAAAGCATTCTGGACATTCTGGTGTAGTCTCCCAACCCATTGCTTCAGAAACTGCAGGAAACTGACAAACAAAAATACATTTACATGC